GAAAGTTTTTACCGTCAGGAAAAAGAGGCTCTCGCATGGCAAGCCGACCACAACACACCGACACCGATGCTTTCACAAATTGCGCGTGTACGTGGTGTGCCACTGGATATGCTAATTAGCAAAGTGATTGAAAAATCCGCTCAGTTTGCTGTAGCTATTGGCATTATTATAGGGCAACGTCAAGCCTTTGAAGACCGCTTACTGACATTAAAAACCCCCGAAGAATTAACCGCACTTGAACAGGAGATTGAAAAATGGCAATTCCCAACAAATTAACACGTTATGGCTATCACGTTGTGATTGCCTTAGACCAACTGTTTAACGCCCTCACAGGTGGCGCAGCGGATGAAACCCTTTCCAGCCGCACTTATCGAGGTGCGATATTAGCGGATAAACCGAAAAAACGCTGGCGAGTGTTATATCGTTTAATCAACGGTATTTTCTTTGACCACAATCACTGCAAAACAGCTTATGAAAGTGAGGTTTCAGGCAAACAGCATGATGCACGATTTAATAAACTATCCAAAATACAGTAACTGTTTTTAAAATTAAAACGGCGGATAATTCTGCCGTTTTTATCCGTCCAACTCTACCTAACTGCCCTTTGTTAGTTTAAATACCACAACGCCAGTCGCTACCACTAGCTTTTAAATCCTTACAAAATAGCCCTATCTCAACAACAGGGCTAACATTATGACAGATGAATATCTCCATGGGGTCAAGGTAACGGAAATTTCCGAAGCCTTACGAACACTCACTACATCATCCACTGCAGTTATCGGTTTAGTGGCAACCGCACCAGATGCAGATGCATCGGTTTTCCCACTCAACAAACCCACTCTTTTAACTGGCATCACCGCCGAAATGCAAGCCAAAGCAGGTAAAAAAGGCACGCTATCTCGTGCGCTAGATGGCATTGCGGACATTGTGAATTGTAAAGTTGTCGTCATTCGTGTAGAAGAAAACGATGATGAAAGCACCATGAAAGCCAATGTGATCGGTTCAGTCGATAACGAAGGCAATTACACTGGCTTAAAAGCGTTCCTCGTGTCTGCTGCAGTTTGTGGTGTCAAACCTCGTATTTTCTGTATCCCGAAATATGACAGCCAAGATGTGACCACTGAATTGTTAAGCGTAGCGAAAAAACTCAATGGCTTTGTATATGCATCATGTGGAACAGCAAAAACCAAAGAAGAAGCAGTGACATACGGTCGCAATTTCTCACAACGTGAATTAATGCTGATTTTCGGTGATTTCTTATCGTTTAACCCAAACACCAAGCAAACCGAAGTGGATTATGCCGTTGTTCGTGCAGCTGCAATGCGTGCATATCAAGACAAAGAATACGGCTGGCATACTTCAATTTCAAACAAAGGTTTAACTGGCGTGACTGGCGTCACTAAGCCGCTTTCTTTCGATATTAACGACAGTGCAACCGACGTGAACTATCTCAACGAACAGGGCATTACTTGTTGTGTAAACCACAATGGCTTTAAGTTCTGGGGATTACGCACTCGTTCGGCAGATAAATTATTTATCTACGAAAACTACACTCGCACGGCACAAGTGTTAAAAGACACCATTGCGCAATCCTTTGACTGGGCGATGGATAAAGACATCTCTGTGAATCTTGTAAAAGAAATCGTAGAAGCGATCAATGCAAAATGGCGTGAATATGTGGCGCAAGGTTATTTAATCGGTGGGAAAGCATTTATCAATGCCAACTTAAACACAGCCGCAACCTTAAAAGATGCAAAATTGCTTGTGTCTTATGATTACTGCCCTGTTCCACCGTTAGAACAACTTGGTTTCAACCAATACATCAGCGATGAATACCTTGTGGAATTTGCCGCAAACATTGCAAAAGTAGGAGCGTAAAAAATGGCATTACCTCGTAAACTCAAATTAATGAATTTTTTGGCTGACGGTAATTCTTACCGTGGCCAAGTCACCGAAATCACCCAACCTAAATTAGCCATGAAACTGGAAGAATACCGTGCAGGCGGCATGTTTGGTCCAGTAAAAGTGAATTTAGGTGTAGAAGGCTTGGAAGCACAATTCAAGATGGGCGGTTATATGACCGAACTTATCAAAGAATTTGGCGGAAAAATTGACGGCACAGCATTACGTTTTGCGGGAGCCTATCAACAAGACGACACCGAAGAAGTGGTTTCAATCGAACTGGTCATGCGCGGTCGTTTCGGTGAGATTGACAACGGCACCAGTAAATCAGGCGATGACACCGAACAAAGCTACACGGTGCCATTAACCTACTACAAAATCATCGAAAACGGCAAAGACCTCGTGGAAATTGACCTAATCAATTCCGTTTTCATTGTCGGTGGCGTTGATCGTCTCGCAGAACATCGCGCAGCAATCGGCATTTAATTCACACACACCTTGCCCCGAAAGGGGCTTTTATTAAATCCCTATTCTTTATTTAAAGGAAAAATAAAATGAAAACAGAAAACACCAAAATCATTAGCTTAACCAACCCTATTACTCGTGGCGAAAACCAAATCACGGAAATCACTGTCAATAAACCAACGGTGCCCGCATTAAAAGGATTAAAAATGTTTGATGTATTGCAAATGGATGTGGACGCATTACAAGTTTTACTTGCACGTGTCACCACCCCTGTTTTGCATAAATCGGATTTTGTCACCATGGAAGTGGCGGACTTCACCGAGCTTGCCGCGGCGGCTGTCGGTTTTTTAGGGAAGAACTCGGAAGTGGAAACCGAAACGACCGAGTAATGATTGCCGCAACAGTGGAAGATGCCATGGCAGACATTGCTATCATCTTCCACTGGCAACCACAAGCCTTTGAGCAAATGACATTTTCCGAATTAATGCAATGGCGAGAAAAAGCAAGAGAACGAAATGAAACAGAAACTGATTGATTATTTATTAAATATGCCACGGCATATTGTATGGCGTGGAATCTTTATTCTTTCCATCACCTTTTGGTTGCTTGTGATTTTCGGCATTGCATTTCTCTTTCGCTAATTCATCAAGTGCGGTCAGAAATCACGAGATTTTTTGACCGCACTTTTCTTTAGGATTATTTATGTTCCAAAACTTCGCACTTGCCACATTGGGTATGTTTGTGTTCACTCGGCAAACTATACCTTTTCAAAGTTTAGACCGCACATCAAATTGGCGACATCCAACTAATGCCATTGTCGGGGCAATGCCAAAAACACAATTCACCGGTAAAGAAAGCGAAACCGTCACGATAAGTGGCAGATTAATCCCAGAAATCACTGGCGGTAGATTTTCCATTAAAGCTCTGGAATCAATGGCAGACAGTGGCGGTGCATTTCCGCTTATTGACGGTGCAACCTTTGAAATTATCGGTTTTTTTGTGATCGAAAGCGTACAAGAAACCCGAACGGAGTTTTTTGGCGATGGTGCACCTCGTGCGATTGATTTCAGCATGAGCCTAAAACGCACCGATGATCCAATGCTAATCGATATTGCTGAATCTATCATGGGGATGTTTTAATGTTTAATTTTGATAAAGTCCACCCCATTCCACAAGTGCATTTAACGGTTCGCCCGAAAGCGGAAAAAGGCAAAAAAGAGGATATTTCCCTTTTAATATCCAGCCGTTTGATGAGTTTAACGCTTACGGATAACCGCGGTTTTGAAGCCGATCAGCTCGATATCCAACTAGACGATAGTGACGGCAAATTAGCCCTCCCAGCACGCGGTGCTTTATTATCACTAGGTATGGGGTGGAAAGGGGCTCCGCTGATTTTTAAAGGGGAATATACCGTAGATGAAGTCGAACATAGCGGCGCACCAGATAGCCTCACCATTCGGGCACGTAGTGCGGATTTGTGCGGTTCACTAAAAAACCACTTTGAGCGCAGTTTTCATCACACCACATTAGGGCAAATTGTTCGCCAAATTGCCCAAGAAAATCAACTCACCGCGCAAATTAGCGAAAGCCTCGCACAAATTGAGATTTCTCACTTAGATCAAACCAATGAAAGCTCGCTCAATTTATTACAACGCCTTGCAGAAGCCTATGATGCCATTGCTGGTGTAAAAAATGACTACTTGCTGTTTATGAAAGCTGGTGAAGCCAAAACCGTGAACGGAAAGCCCATACCGCCGTTGATGATTACGCGTCAATCGGGCGATAGTCACCATTTTTCCATTTCAGAAAGCGAAAACTATGACGGTGTGAAAGTTTATTGGCACGATAACAACACTGGCAAGCGCGGCGAAGTACTTTGGGATAAACATTCCCAACGCATTCAAATCAAAAAAGCCACAATGCGAAAAGTTACACGCGCCCGACGCAATCAACAAGGCGAACTTATCAAAGGTGAAAATGGCAAAAGCATTAAAGACACCCGCTATCAAGCTGGAAAGGGCAGAATGATTAATGATGTAAAAGGCACACAAATCAAAAGTGATGCCGAAACCATTAAAACCTTACCACACACCTATGCCAGCCGAAGCTATGTCATTCAGCTTGCAGAAAAAACCTTCAAAAAACTGAAACGAGGCACAGCAAAATTTAGCCTGAATTTAGCTCTAGGCAATGCAGAACTGATACCAGAAATGCCAGTTGAAGTGAGTGGGTTTAAAACAGAAATTGATGGTTCCCTCTGGCTAATCGCACGGGTGACACATAACATCACACCAGAAAACGGCTTCACCAGCCAAATAGAATGTGAATTAATGTTAGAGGAAATGAACGAAAAAGCATAGTAGGGCGAATTTTCGCCCTAGAATTGACGAAATCGTTCACGCCCTAAATAACCTTTTTCAATTTGAACATCAGAATAATCGCCCCCCATAATTTTCTTGCATTCCTCGCGGCTAATTTGCCATTCCACGCCCTGATTGCCAGATAAATTTTCCACACGAATGCGATTAAACTGCACATCACGCCATTCATCAGAAAGCCCAGCAATTTCACACGCGCCAAAGGCATAATATTTGCCTAATTGTTTAGAAAGGCTTTCGTGCGTTGTATGCACCGTCAGCTCCCTATGCATTAATGATACATCTTCCACGCGTTCAAATTCATCAAATTCCGCAATCGCCGCATTGGGTAGAATCGCAGCGTGCGAAACAAACGGCAGTAAGGCAAAAAGTGCAGTGAGTTTTTTCATTAAAATTTCCTTTGTTCAGATAGCATAAAAAAATAAAGCGGTCGATTGACCGCTACATCTTTACCAAGGCTTCATTTTAAACAATAAACCTGAACTATCTTTATCATGTAATATTCTTATTATTTCATCTTTATGTATAAAGTCTTCAATTCCATTAGGAATATCCGCATCAATCAGCGTAATAATTTGTTGTAATCCATACTCTGAATATTCACGAATAACCGCCAATAATTTCTCTTTAACTCTATCATCTAAAGATTCAAATACGCCATCATGATACAAAAAAATACAATATCCTTGCTCGGTATAGGCTCTTGCTAATGCCATATCAAATGCAATACAAAGTAACTTTTTATAAGAATGCCCTTTGTGAGCCTCTTTTTCTGTAAATTTATACTCAAACTCTATATTTCCTTTTGAATTGACATTTACACTAAGAAATGCGTCATCATTTAACGTTTTCTGGATAATAGAGCCAAAATATGTACGGATTTTAGTAAAAATGCTGTTTGAATCTGATTTTACATTTTGCGTCACATTATCTCTTATCTGATTTTCTATTGACTCAAGTTCACTAGATAGCAAAGATTTTTGTTTCTTTATCTCTTCACCTTGATAAATAATATCTCTTATTTGCTCAAGGTAGATTAACCTTGCCGTTTTTTCATTAACATCTTGAGATAAAGACTTATATTTATCAAAAACATTTTTCTCATTAAGAAAAGATAACTTACTAGACTTCTCTTTGTTTAATTTGATTAGTTCTTCAGATATATTTTTAATCTTTGGTTCAATTTCTTTTAATTCTTTTGACAAATACTCTATTCTTTCTTTGTTTATAGCTTCATTAAATTGGATTAAGTCATCAAAAGAACGTTTGATTTGATCTGGGAAAACTAATCCAGCTTCATTGAAAAGAGATTGAGCTTCAGAAGTGCTAAATGAAATTTTTTTTGTATTTAAAGAATTTTTTATTCTCTTTCTATCGTTTTCTAAGTAAAAAAGCTCATCATTTAATGAGACAATCTTATCGTTAATCAAATCAACTAAATTTGAAATTTCTTCTTTGTCTTGCAGCCCAAAATCTAGAGCATCTAATTGAACCTGAAAATCTTCAATTTTTAATCGAATTAATTCAATTTCACCTTCAATGTCAGATACTGATTGAGCATCAGTTTTATTTTGAGAGCTAATAAAACTTTCTTTCTCAGATAATTTATTTAACTCATCTGTCAGTAACGCTCTTCGTTTAAGTAAAAGATCATCAAAACCAAGTAATTTAGCCAAAAAAGGCTTCCAATAAATATCTTTCCCTCTATGTGTTGATAACCTAAAAGGGTCTTGAAAGTCATTTTGCGTTCTTAATAAATAACCAATAAATTGACGATAAGAGTACCCTTTTATAAATTGAAAATTGAGGAGACTATCTAATAACTCTTTGGATTGTTCAAAAGGAAGTGTTTTATCCCATTCGGAATCAAGCAATCCCCTGTAATCTTGTTCGGCTAAAGAGTGATATTTAAATCTCATCGTAGTTGGTTCACTAACAGAACGAGAAACCGTAACAAACTGATCTTTTGCGTATTCTATTTCTAAGAAAAAAACAAAATCACTAAATTGTTCAAGATTTTGAAAAAACATAGCGTCTTTTTTCTTCCCTAAACAATAGTCTATGACTTGAGCAAGAATTGATTTACCTAAGTTATGTGTATTTTTATCTTTGCTTGAAATGACCTTTCCAAAAATAGCATTGAATCCATCATTAAAGGTGATGGATTCAAAAATGTGAGAATGATTCATGTAGATTTTAGAAAGACGCATGATTATTTTCCTATATACTCAAAGCAATCTGTTTTTTGATGATACTTAACGACACCGAGCAAAAATAATAGATTGATAGCTGGTAAAAACAGTACGCTAGCACATTCATTATACTTATCTAACACATCTTTTAGCTTGTCAAATTGCACTAGCTTTTTTTTGATAAGCACTCTTAGCAAGACACAACTACTACTGATTATCGCCTTATCAGGATCGGTGTATTTGTTCGGTTGAATTGTTATCATCATTTTAGTCCAATGTCGCAGTGGTAGTACATATAGAAAAGAATAATTGAAAGCGTGTCTTCTCGTTCGCCATTAAGTTGTGAGTTTTTCTCGATTATATCTTGAGCAATCTCATAAAACATCAAGCTAGAAAGCCGTCCTTCGTTTTGTGCGAAAAGACGAATATTCAATGTGTTAATGACCCCTTGTAGTTTTCTTAATGATTCTGCATTTCTGGGATCGGAAAAGAACGATTGAATGCCATCAAAATACTTCATATAAGCAGAAACAAGAATTTCCGATAATTGATGATTAAAATCATTCTTATCATTTTTCTGAACTAAAGAAACCGTTCTTTGTATCACATCCAATGGTGCATCATTACCACCAGGCTGAATAATGCTATTGTAAAAGATTTCTACAACATCAACAATTAAACTTGCTTTCGGGGGCTCAATATGACTAATTCTACGCACTACATCGTCAATAAACTCTCTTTTAGTATTTAATAGTTTCTCAACAGTCCAGTTATCTTCATCTTTGTCAATCATTGAATGACAATTAGCACAAAGTAAAATGAGGTTTTCTTCTGTTGTTACTTTATTTTTAGGATAATTTTTATCATAACGGGCAGAACCAGATTTTTCTCCTCGAATATGAGCATGCTCACCAATAATATAACCATTTTCATGCCATAAATGGCAATGACAGATTGCACATTGTGCTGCAACCCCCCATAGAAGTTTCACATCTTTTGGCGGAACTTGTTTTTTATTCGCCATAGCATCACCACTTCTTCATCTTCATCGGCAAACTAAACACCACGCGTCCGTGAATATAGACAGGATCATCCTGTTTTATCTCCCACTCTTTATACTCTTCTTTATTATCAGAAATCGCCCACATTTCACGGCCACGTTTTTGCAAGCGTTTAATGAATGTGTGATCATCAAACGTGAACACATAAAGCCCATCCGCACTGAAATAATTTTCTGATACATCGACATAAAGTAAATCGCCGCTTTCCAATGTCGGCGCCATGCTATCGCCTTTTACGGCAATAATCTTTAAGTTTTTAGCATCAGTGCGCTCAAATTGGCGACGGAAGAAATCCAGATCGAACTCTTGTGCTAATAAGCCTTGTTCTGTCCGAGTTAAAAACGAGCCATTTCCTGCACTGGCTTCAATATCCAATATTTCTACTCGGATAGTGTTTTCAACTTTCGGTTCATACATACTGACGACACGAATATAATCGGAGTTTGGCTCCCCCTCTCCAGTTTTTAACCAATTCACATCCACGCCGAGTGCGGTCGCAATTTCAACGATATTTTTTGGGGAGCGTGTTTTTCCACTCACAATATCACTAATTGCTGGTTGGCTAACGCCTACCATCTTTGAAAAGGCATTCATAGATAAGCCCTTTTCTTCAAGTAAAGTTTTTAAACGTGTTGATAAATCAGACATAACTTTCTCCTTGCATATAAATTATAGGTAAACTTTGAACAAAACAATAAAATATTTCTTGCATATATTCAAAGTTTACCTATAATATCTTTCAAAGATAAATTATAGGTAAGGTTATAATGAGTTCTATGAGTGAGTATGTGAACAAAGCTATCGAAATATGCGGTAGCCAATCAGCTTTAGCTAGAGCTTGTGGTGTTAGCCAGCCGACAGTAAATCTTTGGCTAAATGGCTCAAAGATGGATGTGAAATACATCCCATCCATCATCCAAGCCACAAAATTTGAAATAAACCCAACCGAACTAAGACCCGATGTAGATTGGCCAACAATTTATGAAAGTCTGAAACAGGTGTTTGGGCATTAATATCAACCGTGCAATCCATATTGGGGAATGTGGAGAGTATAGGACAAAAAAGAAGGTGTGTATGTGTGAAACAGCAATTCAAGCAAGCGGGAAATTCTTTCTTCGCAAAACAAAAGACGGCAAATACCGTCTTTCATTTACGTTATTTGATAACGGTTCTACTTCTGTAGAAAAGATTCAAGCGCGTCAAATACTGCTTCAATCTTTTCTGCTTGATCTTCATCAAGAGAAAAATTGTTTAGATGTTGGTCACGTATGTATTCGTAATAGCGATGAAGTTCTTGCTTCTGTGCATTCGTTATGTGATGACGAAAGAAAGCAAGCAAATCTTCAAGCGCATAAATGCGGAGGTTCTTTTCTGCATTATCTGCAACAAGTTCATCAATCTGATCTTCAATCATAGTCTCGGTTCCTTTGTGAATCGCGAATAAATCAAATTGAGTATAACAAATTAGGAGGTAAAGAGTGAATGTAGATCACAAATGTGCAAATTGCGGGAGTAATAACATCCGTGTACGAACTTCAGAAAAAATTGGTTTGTTGTTACTCGACGTGTTGGCTTACTGCAACAACTGCGGCACAGAATTAAAAGTGCAAAGCCAAATTACAAGAGTAAGAACACCAATTTATTACGATCGCCCAGAAGCATTAAGTGCGAACAAGCCGTTAAAGCAGATTGATGAGCGTCAGCAAGAAATCGACATCTAATCTTTAATTTCCATCAAGATTTTTAAAACAGTCGTTTGAAGAAATTCATTCGACAGGATTTTTGCAACCAAAATTTAGGAGTTTGAGCAAATGACAAGCAAAAAATATGTGTACAGCAAAGAAAAAAACACGCCGCGTAGCCGTGTGAATGTGTGGCAGTTAAACAAAACCGTGCAAGAACAGGCTCGCAACATTCAACTGTTGCAACGAGCGATTTCACACCAAGCAGGTGTGAATGCCCAGCAAGTTTTGCTGAATGAATCATTAAGCGATCGCATTGCATTACTTGAAAAAGCACAGTGGGCACGTGAACAAAGCATTTTCCAACGCTTTGTACGGTGGTTCCGTAAATAAATGAATGGGGGGGAGTGATGACCTTAATACCTTATTGCTTTGACGATGAAACGGAATCTGCCGCTGAAAAATGGTGCCGTGTTAATCAAGTAAATGTGCCTGAAATCCGAAGTTTTGATGATGTGCTGCACTCGTTAAGCAAAAGCCAATTCCGTGTAGAAAGAGAGTTTGACGGTTTACAACAAGGCTTTCGAGAAATGCTGTTGGAATTAGCCGATTTAGATTTTTCAGATTTACGTGCAGGACATTTAACAGGGACTAAGCTCCATCACTACACAGAACAAGGACAACGCAAAATAGCCCGTGCACTACGTAAAGTGCGGTTACTTTCGGGAATGTTTTCACAAGGCGTAACAGAGCGGGAATTTACTCAAATTGATACTCAGGAGGATAAAAATGGAAACACAAATGAATAAATCCGCACAGAAATGGTATCGCAAATATCGTCGTTTTTTAGCTTTGTGGGGACATTTAAAACAACAAGGGAAAGATGACATCGCCGCGCTTGTTTATTCAAAAATCATCGAATCCGCCAATATGACGGTTTACTTAGCGAGAAATGCAAAATGAAAAAATTAGCGATTAAAACTTATTTAGACCATGCGCAACACGCAAAAGAAAGTGAGCAACAAGGCAATTATGGGTTAGCCGCAAAACAATGGCGTTCAGCGTGGATAGCAGCACCAACCGAAACACAAACAAACTGGAGCTTTGCACGTGCTGAATATTGTTTCAAAAAAGCGATTGAGGAAGGGCAAATCAAACAGGAAAAGACCCGCCAATATGACTTTAAGCAATTTATGGGGAAACGTGATGAGTGAGTTTTTTATGATGTTTTTAGTGGCGGTATTTGCTGTTCTTGGTGCAACTATCACTGTAATGGGATTAATTGAGTTTATTGTCGATTCGTTAGATAGACGCTGGTAAGGAGGAATGATGGAAAACAATATTTGTATCGCGCTAGATTGTGGCGCAACGCTAGAAATTTTACCCATCGGCACACGCTTTCAAGTGGTTGAAGTGATGGGTGATCAAGATAGTTGGTATGGCAAACAAAAAACAAGAACGGTGGGTAATTTACACAACACAATTTGGGGCGCAATCGAAGAAGTACGCCGTTATGACTTAGCCCAATATGAAATGTTGAGTTTGGAAGAATTACTCAGTGCAGTGAGTTCGACCAACAACAAAATCAAAGAATATTTTGAATATCACAGTGAATATTTAGCCAATACGGCAATGTAAGGATGCTTGATGATGAACTGGGAACTTGAGTGTAATGCCAATCTTGCCAAACGTGAGCAAGCGATGGCAGATGCACGTGCAGTAATGATGCAAAGTGCGGTGAATTTTGACCGCACTTTCGATACTGCTCAAGCGACATCGGCGCAAATGGAATTATTTTCTGTTGCGCCGCACCAGTTCAATTATGTTGAAAAACTGCTTTCTGCGCTCCCTCGCAAACGCCAACGTGAGCATTTTCGCCATGTTTGGTTGCGTGCTTTCGAGAGCGTGAAAGATGATGGCTCTATTGGGTTTAAATTCGGCAATAAACAGGCAGCGTATGCCAATACCTATTTGCGTGAAATTCTCACTAATCGCTTGAAAGCCGTTTTTCAACATTATCAGGTTAGCCTTGATTGGTTGATTGACCGTGATACGCATTCACAAGTGGTCGCGCTTTCTAAAGGCAAAAAGGCGGCTAACTTTCCGTTTTATTTGTTAAGTGAACATCAGCTAAAAGAAATGGCAGACAAATTAGCCCTGTTGTTTACGAAATTACAGTCTGATTTTGTCACTGAACAAGCGGAGCGGAAAGAACGTAGGGAAATATCTCTTGATGATTTCGCCGCACTTTCTCGTGATCTTTATCGCTTAGTGGGCGAAGTGTGTGCAGATATTGGTTTTCCGTTAAAACACTGGTTCGCTTATCAAGATAACCGTTTCTTAGATGTAAATGACATTGAGGTTGATCTGAATAAATCAGTTTGCCCAAAACATTGGAAACGCCAACTCACCACGGCACAAAAACGGTTAAAAGAACATGTGGAGATTGGCTGTGGTGCAGTATCGGCAAAAGTGAGCCCTTATGTCTCTCAAACCGCATTTAATGATTACCGTGCGCAACGAGCAGATAACCTTGAATATTTGCAACAAATGGTGTTGGAAAATCTAGACGATAGCATTGAACAAATGCCGTTGATTGAAATGTGGAAAAAATCGGTGGCAAATCCTGCTATCCGTTTTCAGGAAACCATGAACCGCTTGCGTGGTATTGATGAATGGGCGATAGAAAATTCATTTGTGTCACTCTTTCTTACGCTGACTGCCCCATCCTCTTTTCACGCAACGCATGAAACAGGCAAAAACAATAAAAAATGGCAAGGCGCAAGCCCTCGTGATACGCAACGTTACTTAAATAAAGTGTGGGCACAGTTACGTGCACAGTTTGCCAAACGTAGGATCGGTTTTTTTGGCTTTCGTGGCGTTGAACCGCATCACGATGGCACACCGCATTGGCACTTGCTGATGTATGTAAAACCTGAACGTAAAGATGAGGTTATTCAATTATTTCGTAAGAAAGCGTTGGAATTAGATGGCGATGAATTCGGTGCGAAAAAATACCGTTTCAAAGTAGAAGAAATTGACCCAACCAAAGGTTCTGCCATTGGCTATGTGGCGAAATACATCGCCAAGAATATCTATGCAGGTAAGCAAGGCAAAGAAATGTCCGATGAAGTAGAAAATCTGACATTACTTGAAAACGTACAACGTGTGAGTGCGTGGGCAAATCTTTGGGGCATTCGTCAATTCCAGTTTTACGGTACACCGTCAATTTCGACGTGGCGTGAACTTCGCAAAATTGATGATGCTATGGCAGCCGTTGCGGACGATGAAGTATTGGATATTGGTCGCACGGTGGCTGATGTGAGTTGCTTTGGTAGTTATTTAAAAGTGCAAGGTGGCGCAATGACAAAACGTTGTGATCAGCCGATTTGTATTGAGTATGAGGAATGCGAACCGAATAAATACGGGGAGATTCGTAAGAAAATTGTGGGGGTAAAAAACAGATTCACAGAAAAGAAAATCATCACCAAGTTAAAAAACTGGGTGATTAAATCAGCGAAAAGTGCGTTGGGTTCCACCGCACTTAATTCGGACTTGGAGTCCACCGAAACAAACAAGGCGCATCGCGCCGCTTGGACTTGTGTCAATAACTGTAACCGTTCAAAAATTGAACAACAAGCTAATTTATTGATGTTGCCTATTGGTGCGCCATTAAAACCGTCACAAATTGATCTTTTAATGCGCTATGGAAGGTTACGGCTTAATGACTATCGGTGGATTTGTTGTGAAAACGATGAAGTTTTCATTAAAGAAGAAAAAATTCCGTTGGTTCAAGCCTTTGGTTGGGGCGAGAGCTTGGGGGATTTTAGGGTAAATTAATTAAAAGTGAGGTTAAAAATGAGAAAAATTGTTCAAATTGCTGTGTCTGAATGTATGGCTTATGACAATGACCGTGATGATTTAGAGACGTCAGAAACAATTGTTGCACTGTGTAATGACGGAACATTATGGCGTAGATGGTTAAATGTTGTTGGTTCTCATAGAAATGAACCTAAATGGGTAAAGATTGAAAATGTTCCACAGGATTAAGGAAAACACCATGACCAATATTCAGTTAATTGATGGTAAGCGATACGTGGTGCTGGAGTGTGAATTTGCTAGAGAATGGCAAGTTGGGAGAGAAAGTCGAACAACCGTGACTTATAGCGAAGCAGAAGAAATCGCAGACCATTACAGAAAATATTTAAAAATTCCACCTGAGCGAGTCCTAATTGTGGAAGTACCTAATGTGATTAAACGTAGAGATTGAAAGGAAAGAAAAATGGCAGGTTTACAACAACTTATTAAAAACATCGAACAATGGGCAGAAGATCGCAATTTGATTGAGGGTTCTACACCGCAGAAACAATTTATTAAATTGATGGAAGAATTTGGTGAGCTATGTAGTGGCGTAGCAAAAAATAAACCTGATGTAATTAAGGATAGCATTGGGGATTGTTTTGTGGTGATGGTGATTTTGGCTAAGCAAAATCATATTGATAGCGTCTTAGAAACAATTAGTAATCTAGATTCATTTCAACCTGTTTTTAAATTAGACGTTGAAGAAATTATCGCAGAAACAGTCGTTAGCCTTGGTATGCTAGCAAGTGAATTAATGGGTCAAAACCTAGAAATACCGACAAAAGTTGATGCTATATTTGGGTGTCCTTGCTTATCACTTAAATTAATTAGCAGAAAATATAATTTAATGCTAACAGATTGTGTGCAAGCAGCTTGGGATGAAATCAAAGACCGCAAGGGACGTATGATTGATGGCGTGTTTGTGAAAGAGGGGGATTTGTGATGATAACGAATGAACAAGTGATGGAGAAACTCGCTTCAATCGAGGCTTTATTGCAAAAACCTATTATCAATGAACATAGCCGTGAATTATGGACTATTGATGATGTCGCCAAATATTTCGGATTTAGTATGGATCATACTCGCAGAAATGTTATCGCTAGTCCTTTCTTCCCCGCTGCTGTGGCAATTTCTGGGCGGACAGGTGGGAAAAGCAAAGATTTATATGTATCAGGTGAGGTTGTTTCATTCTGTTTGAAACATAAAAAGCGAAAAGCAAGAATTTGAAAAAGGCGGGGATTAAACCCCGCCTTTGTTTTATAGCCGTTGAGCAATTTCTGCCATATCAGGTGCGTAATAGGTATTTTGCAGAATACTGAGATCTCTATGGCCCGATATTTTGGCTAATACCATTACATCCACTTTTTCTGCCAATCTGGTTAAGGCTTCACGGCGGGTGTCGTGAAAATGTAAATTGGCATTTTCAAGTCCTGCCATCTTTTTGAGCTTGCGGAAGTTGTGATCCAGTTGGCGTGCTTCCATTTGGAATACTCGCGGGTCACTTTCTGTTTTTACCGAAGTAAGATGTTGTAAAATCTCTATTGCTTTTACCGAAAGAGGCACCGTGCGTGAATGTCCATTTTTAGTAATTGGCAAAAAGGCAGTGCGCTTTTCAAAATTGATATTATTCCAAGTTAAACTTGCTATTTCCCCTGCTCTCATTGCTGTTTCTATCGCAAAAAGAAATGCCGCGCCAGTGCGATTTTGTAAGGTTTTTGGCGGTTCAATATGTTCGACATCATAACCTGACACAAAAATCAGACGCTCAATTTCGTGTTCATCATATCGACGAGTTCTAGGTGCTGGCGCTTTTGGTTTCTCAAGATATTTTAGGGGGTTTTCTGTTATAAAATCCCATTCAATCGCTTTGGCCATCAGAGCTGAAAGCGAACTACGTTCACGCAAAACTGTTGCTGGAGAGACTTCTTTTAATCGTTGATTTTGCCACTCACGGAAATGTGCTTTTCCTATTTCTTGTAAGGATATTGCTGCAAGCGGAGTGCGAGAAAGACGCAATAATCTTATCCGTTCTTCACGTTTTCCGCGCTTGGTCACGGTAACTTCTTTTAGATACTTATCAATCAGTTCATCCAATGTAATATCAGGGATTTCATTATACTTTCCAGATTCGAGCTGTTTTTCGAGCATTTCTGCCCATTTTTTTGCATCAGCTTGAGTCAAAAAAGTGGCTGATTTGCTCACGCCAAACTTGCGCACTTGTGCGCGCCAACGCTTGCCATTCTTGATAATTGTCGCCATTGTTTACTCCATAAAAATGTGTGCAATGCACGTGTGCAAAAATGTGTGCAATGGAGTATAAGACAGATCGAAATCGATCCCAATCGGTATAAAAATGCTACCTTTTAGGCGATTTTGATATAAAAAAGAAGGTGTGTTTCAGTGTGTGAAATTATATAAGTTATTTTTTTACTTATATTTTATCTATTTTTCTCTGAGAATGGGGGAATAAAGAAGAATAAATTTGGTGTGCCTAGCTAGATTAGACTTAACTAGATAACATGCTGATTTAAAATAAACTTATAAAAATAAATAAAACATATATTACCATTCATAATACCATTATATTTAATACCTACAAATCTAAAAAAATAAACTTGCGTCAAAATGTGGAAAGAAAATACGTATTATGTATATATGTTAGATATTAGAAATCTGTGAATTATTTTTAATTAATGCTAAACAACGGCAGAATTACCCACCGTTTTAATTTGAAAAACAATTACTGTATTTTTGATAACTTATTAAATCGTGCATCGTGCTGTTTGCCTAAAACCTCACTTTCATAAGCTGTTTTGCAGTGATTGCGGTCAAAGAAAATGCCGTTGATTAAACGATATAACACTCGCCAGCGTTTTTTCGGTTTATCCGCTAATATCGCACCTCGATAAGTGCGGCTGGAAAGGGTTTCATCCGCTGCGCCACCTGTGAGGGCGTTAAACAGTTGGTCTATGGCAATCACAATGTGATAGCCATAGCGTTTTAATTTGCGTTGAATGTCCATGCTTCAATCTCCTGTTCAAGTGCGGTTAATTCTTCGGGGGTTTTTAATGTCAGTAAGCGGTCTTCAAAGGCTTGACGTTGCCCTATAATAATGCCAATAGCTACAGCAAACTGAGCGGATTTTTCAATCACTTTGCTAATTAGCATAT